CATTATGGCTATTAAAAAAGAAAAAAATGAATTGAAAGGATTTAGTGGAATTTTTGGATCAGTGGATAAATTAAATCCTGATGCAGAAATATTATCAGATTCCACATTATCAACACCTGATGGTTATATTTCCACTGGTTGTTATGCATTAAACGCAATTATATCAGGATCACTATATGGCGGTATTCCAAAAAGTCGTATTACAGGATTTTCAGGTCCGAGTATGTCTGGTAAAACTTTGATTATTAATAAAGTAATTGCTAATGCACAAAAAGAAGGTTATATTGGAGTTATTTGGGACTCTGAAGTTGCAGTTGATAAAGACAACATAAAGTCTGTAGGCGGAAATCCAAAGAAAGTTAAATATTATCCAGTAGAAGCTATTGAAGACTGTAGAAACCAAATTTGTATGTTTTTGGATAATGTTATTAAATCCAATTCAGAAGACCCATCAAACAAAGAGAAAAATAAATTTATCATATCTATCGATTCTTTAGGTAATTTATCATCCGCTAAAGAAATTAAAGATGCACAAGAAGGTAAAAGTGCCGCAGACATGGGTACAAGAAGTAAGAGTATTCGGAGTATGATGCGAGCTTTGACATATAAATCTGCGAAAGCTAGAGTTCCAATTTTGTTCAGTAATCATATTTATGATAATCCTGGTGACATGTATCCTTCTTTGGTTAAAACTACGAGTGGAGGAAAGGCACCAACATATCTCGCTTCGGTGTTAGTCCAATTAAGCACAAAGCAAGAAAAATCTTCAGAAAATCCTGATGAAGCCGCAGTAGAAATATCACATAATGTTTCTGGTGTTACTTTGGGTGCATTAACAACTAAGAACCGTTTCATTCCATCATATTTAAAAACTGAATTGTATTTAAACTTTCAAACTGGATTAGATCCTTATGCTGGATTGTTTGATATGGCTGAAGCATTTGGATTAATACAAAAAGAAGGTAGATCATATAAGTTTGGTGATAAGTCTATAGGATTTAGAAAAAACATCGAAAAGAATGCTGAAATTTGGGAGATGATCATGCCAGAATTGGAAAAGGTGCTCCAAGAAAAACTCAAGTATGGTGGAGAAGCAGAAACACCTTCAGCTATTATCGACAAGGAAATGGCTAAACTTGCAGAAGATGTAGATGATATTGATGAAGATGATGAATCTAGCGAAGAATAATAGATTTCTTAAAGTGATGTGGTATAATATAGGAATTATATTGTGAACGAAAAAAAAGAAATATTAGAAGAAAAAAAACTAGATTTAGAGTATTACGAAAATATCATTCTTGTTAATTGTATTAATGATGAGCAATATCTAGCAGCTATTGTTGATCATGCGAATCCAGCATATTTCGTGGATAAACAAATACGATTAATTTTTAATAAGATTGTAGAATTTTTTAATGATCGTGGTGTGTGTCCAACGTATGCAGAAATTAAGGCTAAATTGATTTCTGATGAAGATAAATTGGCATTGCGGGATGTATTAACTCGAAATAAAAACATATTGGGTGACAAATTCAATAAGGAAGAACTTTATGAAAATACTGAAAAATTTCTAAAGGAAAGAGGATTACATAAAACTCTTGAGGATATGGCTGAAAACTACACCAAAGGAAAGCGAGAGATTGGTGATTCACTTCAAGAATTTGAAAAAATATATGCAATATCTTTGAATGAAGATTTAGGACATTGGTATTTTGAAAATATTGATGCTCATATTCAGGATTTGAAAGCTATATATAATCCAATGCCTACAGGATGGAAAAGTCTGGATGATAAAATTGAAGGTGGTTTATTTCCGAAAACTTTGGTATGTTTCTTAGGACAAGTTAATGTTGGTAAGAGTATTGTTTTAGGAAATATAGCGACAAACATGACACTGAAAGGTAGAAATGTATTATTGATATCTTGTGAAATGTCTGAGTTTATGTATAGCAAACGGATTAGTGCTCAATTATCTAAAATACCACACAATGAATTGGTGCAGTATACAGATAAACTTAAAGAGAAAATTATCAATATCGGAGATAGATTAGACGGAAATAAATTAGTCATTAAAGAATACGCACCAAAATCCGTTACTGTCAGACATTTAGAAGCATATATTAAAAAATTAAAACATAAAGGGTTTAAACCTGATGTTGTGGTTATCGATTATATAAATCTACTAAAACCAATAGGTAAGAATTTAAATACATATTCGGAAATTAAGGAAATTGCGGAACATCTTAGAGCAATGGCGTTTAAGTTTAATATTCCTGTTGTTTCCGCAAGTCAATTAAAACGAGATTCATTTAATAAAGATAATCCTGGAATGGAAGGGGTTTCTGAAAGCATAGCATTAGCAGCAACATGTGATGTGATGTGTAATATATGGAAACCCAAAGATGAGGTTGATGTGAGTTCTATCAATATGAATATGATAAAAAATCGATTTGGTAGAAATACTGGAGGATGGAGATTTAATATTGATTATCAAACTTTATCATTATCGGAAACTAATGAAGATATGTTTGTGGAAGATGAACCAACAGAAGAAGACGATGATAAAGACAATAACGACATATCTTCGTTATTAGATAAAATAGCGGATAGCAAAGAAAATAAATAATATAAATTATGGACAATATAGATTCAAACATTATAGTTTTTACCCATAGAGATTTAGATGGAATCTCTTCATATCTTACACTTAGTTGGATTTTAGGGAAACTACCCAAAATAGAAACTACAACTCCATATTCATTATTTGAAAATGTTAAAATCTGGCTGAAGGGAAATCAACTAACGGATTATAAAAAGGTGTTCTTTTTGGATTTGGACACTTCAGAAATCGGAGATATGATAGATTTTCCTAATGTTGTTATTATCGATCATCGCCAATCACATAATTACGAATATAAGAGTGCAACAAACATCATTAAAGAATATACTTCATGCTCTAAGTTGCTAAAAGATACATTAGGGAAGAACACCAATTTTACTAACGATCAAAAATTATTGATTGGGTTAGCGGATGATTTTGATGCACATACTAAGAAAACTCCATTATCCAATGATTTAAATATTGTCTTTCATAACACTAATAATAAAGTAGATTCATTCATTGTAAACTTTCGTCAAGGTTTTAAAAATTTTGATAAATTCCAAAAGAATATTATAGATTTTTATAAGAAAGATAGAGATGCATATTTAAATGAAGATAGAACGGTATATAGAGGAAAATTGACAATAAAGGGTGTTGATTACAAAGTAATTTCTGTAATAGGTAAGGAATATATACAAGAGATGAGTGACTATCTTTTAGAGAAGTATGATGTTGATATTGTATTTATTGTAGTATTGGATTATGATAAAGTGTGTGTTCGTAAAAAAGATTCATGTCCAGTGGATTTATCTAAGTTAGCGGAAAAATTGTTAGATGGTGGTGGACATCCTGCGGCAAGTGGTGGTCGTATGAGTGAAGCGTTCGTATCCTTTACAAAAACATTAAAACCGATATAATAATATTTGCAATTGTTTAAATGTTGTATAATTATTTTTGTAATTATATGTTAAACGACAAAATATTAGACAACATTATAAGCGGCAACGACCCATTAGATAATATATGTAATAAAGAATTTGTAATAAATGTATTAAAATTTGGTGCGTATTTGTCAATAGTTAATAATAAAAGGATCAATGCATCCGTTTTATTCATGTCGATCCTTGAAAATTCTAAATTACGTGATATATTTATGGAAATAACTGGAGCAGAAACTGTAAGACATGCGCTTTTGCAAATTATGGAAATATATCCAGTATTAGTAAAATCCAAAAACACAAAAAGAATTTTCGAGAAATCAAAGGGAAAAAATGACCGAGATAGAAAAAACAATTTATAACAAACATCTAGCAGTATCCCGATCTTTAAGAAAAAAATCTTTCAAATTAAAGAAAGACTTTACTGGATTTGAAGATGATGAACGATACCCATATATAAAGAGAATTGCAATACTCTTTGGTAAGTATCCTGAAATTGATATGAATTTATATTTTATTGCTCCTTATAAATTATACCCTGATGTAGAATATTTCGACCTACAATATTTCTCCTCGTTAAGAGCAATAAAAAGTTATTCATTATATAAAAATGAATTAGAAAAGTTGGCACCTGAACAACATATATCTGATGTTAAAAAATCTTTAGGATTTATAACCAAATATTGCATAGAAAATAAAATATCTTTAGATAAATATATTAATAACAAAACACAAGGTATGCACCCTGATTGGATGTATCACTTAAAATTAAATAAAATTAACATATACACTTTAATGGAGTTTCCAAACTTGCTTGAATACATTAGCGAGATACCAGAGGATGAACAATTCCTGTTTTTTGGAGCTACATATACAGACTTTTTCGACAAAAAAATCAAATATTTAAATTCACCACTTAAACCCTTTCTCAAACTAGCAATTAAGAAAATAAGTGCGTTTATTAAAAATACTTTGAAGAAATAGTTGAAAACACAAAAAACTAATATATAATACAAATAAATCAAATATAAAAATTATGAAATACAACGCAAAATCAATGTTCGATGAGATTAAAAACTCATATAACCCAAAATCCGAATCTTTATTTAAAGACGTAATGAAGTTCGCAGCAGGAAATACATACCTAGTTCGTCTAGTTCCTACAGTAACTGACCCAAAACAATCTACATATCATTACTTTCACCACAGTTGGAAGAGTGTATCTACAGGGCAATTTGTTTCTGCTCTTTGTCCTAAGACTTATGGCGAATCTTGCCCTATAGACAATTATATCTTCAATATCTATAATAATGGAACTGAAGAACAAAAAAAGGCAAACCGTTTAATTTCCAGAAAAGATAACTGGATGGTAAATGCGTATGTTATCAACGATCCAGTTACCCCTGAAAATAACGGAAAGGTTAAGGTCATTCGATATGGTAGCGAATTGAATAAAATCATTGAAAGTGCGCTCAAGGGTGATGACGCAGAAGAGTTCGGCGCGAAGATATTTGATGTCTTGGATGGATGCACATTAAGAATTAAATGTGAATCGAAAACTGATAAGAAGAACGCAAGTGCTGTTTCCACGACTTATGTATCTTCTAAATTTTTGGCACCATCTACGTTAGACGGAATAACTGAAGAAAAGTTGGATGAAATCCATAATAGCGTTTTTGATCTTACTTCCTTCATGAAACCAAAGAAGGCAGCAGAATTACAAAGAATGTTGGATGTTCACTTCCTATGCATCAAGGATGCGGATGCAAAGGAAGAAGTTGAGGAAGATGATGAACCAACGAATGCCTCTAGTTCTAGACCAGAAAAGAGAGAAGTTGAATCCAATAATCCGGTGACTAGCGAAACGGACGAAGACACTGATGCTAAGTTGAAGGCATTACTTGCAGACTTAGATTAATAAAAAATAGGGTTAGGGACATTAAAATCCCTAACCCTTTTAACCCAAAATAATATGGCAATATCCGAAGATGAAATGGCAGCAGCAATGATGGCTGGACTTGTGGGGGCAAATTTAGGACAAGTTGATAAAGATACTCTCCAACAAAGTTCCGCAGGCCCTGCAAAGAAAATCGATCCTAGAAATTTCTTGACTAGTGCAATACAACAAGAAAGAAATAATAGGGATAATATAGTAGCGCAATTAAATAAGGAGGCTATGGAAAGATATCCAATGCCACCCCCAATGAGTAACGGAAATCCATCCGCACCACAACCTCAACCAACACAAAGACCTTCTCCATCTCCAGTTGCTTTTAGTAGTATTGATCCAAAAACTTTAATAAAATTTGCGGATGCGAGCGTAATTTTTGCAAAAGCTATTGATAGAATCAGTATTAGTGTTGATAGATATATCAAATATGTCACAAATTCAAAATAATGGATACCGTAATATCTATAGATAAAGGAACATTAGTTCAGAAGTTTTTATCTCCAATTAGTAAGGTTGCAAGTAATATCGTCCTTAATGTAGAAAAGGACGATATTAATACAATATGCACTTCACAAGATGGAAGTTTCATTGTATATGCAAAATTAAATACTGCTATAGATATAGAAACACCATTAAAACTGAATCTGTTGGATATTGACAAATTTATTAGACTGTTGGGTTGTATAGAAAAAGTTGGTGACATTTCTTTAACTGTAAAAAATAATAATATCACTTATAATGATAACAAAAGTTTTAATTTCGTATATCACCTATCAGAAGATGGATATATACCAAAATGCCCGTTGAACGTAACAAAAATAAATAAGTTGCAATTTGATACCGAATTTGAACTTACTGTTGGAAAGTTTAATGAAATAATGAAGGCAGCATCAATAGTCACAGATTCTAATAAATTTTATTTGTATACTAAAAATGGTTCTGTGTATGGGGAATTGAACGATAGAGAAACCCCAAATTCAAATAATATTACATATCTGATTAACGAAGAATATACTGGTGAATCTATTGAACCCGCTGTTCCATTAAATCTAGAACACTTACGTTTAATCAGTGGAATTAAAACTAGTAAAATTAATGTCAAATTTAATAACTCTTTGAAAATTACAGTGTTCGAAATTCAAGAAGATAATATTCTTGTGAAATTTATAATATCCGCACTTGTAAAATAATCAGAATTTGATAAATTAATATAACATTATGGCTAATAAATTAACTACATTAGGATACTTCTTAAAAAGACTCAGAGATAGCGGATATTACGCATATAAATTATTTGATGATTATAGTAAAGCGGATGCACGGTCTTGGACTATTGTTATCGATCCTAAAGTAAGTTCTATTTTTTGTACTTGCTTCTCCGGTGATCCAAATTTCGGAGATAATGAATCATATTTGGAATTGTCAGACGGAGGCCAATATCTACCAACCCGACTAAAAATTAAAACATTGTCGTTTGAAATTTTAGTGGAACATCTGGTAAAATATGGCATTAATAATAAAGCTGCGGAGTATACTAAAAATACAATTACGAATAAATAGTAGTAGATGCTATGTCTGCTAATGACCCAAATAAAAATAAAATGACAGGGAAAAAAAAGATTAGTCGTAAAAAAACAGAAACTAAAAAAATAGTTCCTGAAAATGTTCCCCCTACCGTAGATGCTGATGTGCAAAGCTTAATCAAACAAGCTTTTATCCAATTCTATGATAAAGTCTCAATAGAAAAAGATAGAAGTGACGATATCGCACAATTAAATAACATCACCACAGAATACTTAAAAGCATATATGACTATCGGATATGATCTACACGGTGATAAGGTTTTTATGATGCATGCTGCGAACGCTCAAGATAGAGATGCATTACTAGAAAACTTGCGCTGCACAATGTTTAATATCTTTAATCCAGAACAAGGCGGTATGGGAGAAGGTGGAAATCTAGAAGAAGATATCTAATATTAGTTAAATAAAACTAATATGAGTGATGATAACACATGTCCAGAAGATTCTTATCTAGAGGATGTTAAAGAGATTGAAGATGATGTAATTAACGAAAACCCTATAGGTGATAGACAATACTATAGAGGAGATAAAAAATTACCAAGAGAGAATGCACAATTTGCGTTCACTCCTGCAATGGTAAAGGAAATGAAAAAATGTAAGGAAGATATCACACACTTCGCTGAAAAACATTTCTATATCGTAAATATCGACAGAGGTAAAGAAAAAATAGAACTCTACCCTGCTCAAAAAAGAGTATTAAAAAGCCTAGCGAAGAACCGGTTCGTTACGGTCTTAGCATCAAGACAAGTAGGTAAATGCCTTAAATGTGGTGTTATGTTAACTATTCGGAATAAACAAACACTTGAAACTGAAGAGGTTACGATAGAAAATTTTTATAAACGTGTTGGATGAATTTCAAGTTGGACATTTACTTAATTTATGATAAATATAGGTATGGACAAAACCTATATTTGTAAAGTAACTGGATTAAAATTAACGGAATTTCAACATAAAACCTATGGATTATTTGCGGGGTCGTTAGTTAGAAAATTGTATAAACAAAATAACAGAGATATAAACAAAACCAAAGAATTATTACATTCTTATATTTTTGTTGAAGAATTGAATTCTTATTTTGAAGGATGGAAGGATATATCAGTATCTCTTAACAAGACGACACACAACAAAGAAGAAATTTATAATAAATATGTATTATCGAAAACTAAATGCTGTTTGGTTTCATGTAAAAATTTAATACCATTTAGTATGATTGCAGTTGGAGCGTGTTGTATTACTCATAGTAATCAACAGAAAAAAATAAAAAGTGGAAAGCTTTTACCAGAAAATTTTAATATTGTATGTAAAGAATGTGGAATTTCATATTATAGAAAAGAAGATTTATCGAAACATATTAAAGACGTTCATGATTCAGAAGAATCATATTATCATAAACATATACAAAAAACTAATGAATTGGGAAAATGTTTATGGTGTGGCAATTTAATGAAATTTAATAGTATTTGGGAGGGATATAATAAATTTTGTTATAATACTAGTTGTGGTGTGAATTATCATAACAAATATAATAACAGAAGTGACTGTGGTGAAGCGATTAGTAAAACCATACAAGACACGCAATGTAATTCTACACAAAAGGGATATTGGACTAAGATGGGGTTTACTGAAGAAGAAGCCATACAGAAGTTAAGAGAACGACAGACTACAAATTCTATAGATGCTATTATGAAGCGAAGTGGATGCAACAAAACCAAAGCAATAGAAATTCGAAAGGGGATAACAGAAAAATGGTTGACATCATTTCCAAAACAAAATTATTCCAAGGTATCACAAGAGTTATTTTGGAATATATACGATAATATAAAATCCGAATACAAAGAAATTTATTTTGCGACTATATATGACGGTAATATAT